TAACTGACCACGCTATGACCAAGCGTAAGAACAAATACCCAAACCTGGTACGCAACTGGGCCAAGAACGGGAACCTAGAAATAGTAAAGGGCGAGGTAACGACCACAGCCCACCGCCTGGCTATTATAGAGCGTATTATGGAACAGCACCCAGTCGAAGGCATCTTCTTTGACCCGTGGAACGCAGCCGAAACGGTGGACACACTACGCCAGCGCTACGGTAAGAACTTCTGTTATGAAGTGCGACAAAGCGCACTAATGATAAATGAACCCATGAAGCTACTATACCGGAGCGTAGTAACGGGCAATATAACGCACGATGGCAACCCGGTTACGGCCTGGATGATAGCGAACACTAGCCTACACATTGACAAGAACGATAACTGGACTTTCCAGAAAGACAAGGCCCCAGACCGTATAGACGGAACCGCGGCTATTCTTACGGCTATGGCCGGCTATGTTCATAATGCGAGTACCGGTATGAGTTCGTACGACACGGAAGAAATTATTTTCGTTTAAATTTGGTTTTCTGAAATTGTTTTTGTAAACTTTAGCGCGCGTATGGCATCATTCTACGATAGAGTAAAACGAAGTATTTCCGGGGTTATCAATCCCAGGCCCTGGCTTATTAATCTCTTCGGAGGCGTCGGTACTTCGGCCGGCGAAGACGTAAGCACAATTAACGCCCCAAAGGTCGCCGCGGTCTACGCGTGCGTTAACCTTATTGCGGACACGGTAGCTAGCCTACCGTTTCGCTTAATTCGGGAAACGGAAGAAGGTACCATTTTTGTACCGGGCAATATTGATAACCTAGTACGCTACGCACCCAATAGCAGCTACAACAGCTTTACGTTTCGTAAGGCTATGCTTACCCAGCTTCTTTTGCGCGGTAACGCTTACGTACTTCCCATGCGCGAGGGTAACGCCTTGGCGGGCTTCGAGCTGGTAGATACGGAACTAGTTACGATTGACACCACAAGCGGCCAATTAATTTACCAGGTACACTTAACCAACGGTATTAAGCTGCGCCTAGAGCCTTCGCAGATTATCCACCTAAAACTATGGACGCTGGACGGTATTAACGGCGTAAGCCCCGTTACCTATGCCCGCGAAACCATTGGGACGAACATGGCGGCCACGAAGCACCTAGGTAGCTTCTACGGACGCGGTGCTACGCCTAAAGGTATTCTACAGATTCAAGGCACTATTCGCGACGCTGACCGCGTGCGCCAGATTGGCCAACAGTTCGACGCGCGTTACGCTGGCGACAACGCCGGCGGCACCGCGGTATTAACTGAAGGCGCGGAATACAAGCCCGTAGCCATGAGTATGCGCGAAAGCCAGTTTTTAGAAACGCTGCGCTTTGGTGTAGAAGAGATTTGCCGCCTTTACAAGGTGCCACCCCACAAGGTCGGCCACATGGAAGGCGCCGGTTACTCTAACAGCATCGAGGCACAAAACGCGCAATTTGTTACGGACTGCATTCGCCCGCTAGTCGAGCTTATCGAAATGGAGTTTACTAATAAAGTACTTAACGGCAACCGCCGTTTTAATTTGGATCTGCGAGCGCTTATGCGTGGGGACATTATGACCCAGGTACAGCGTAACGTATCTTACTGGAATATCGGAGTTATGAGCGCTAACGAAATCCGTAAGGAAGAAGGGCTGGCCCCTATTCCCGATGGGGACACGTTTAATAAGCCTATGCACATGGCACCACAAAACGACGTAAACAATGGAGAACAAGGAAACACGGAGCCTCCCGCTGCCTAACGATGGAGAAGGACGAAACGTTAGCGGATACGCCGCAAACTTTCGAGAATATGACATGGGTTCTTTTAGGGAACGCATCGAGCGTACAGCCTTCGATAACTTGGACGCTTACGACATCCACGCTCTATACAACCACGACTACCACAAGGTACTGGCCCGAAGAAATAAAGGTAAAGGAACCCTAGAACTGACCACCGACGAAACGGGGTTAAAGTTTGGTTTCGAATTGCCAGACACGGCAACCGGTAACGAGGTGCGTACGTTAGTCCAGCGTGGCGACGTAGACCAAGCGAGCTGGGCCTTTACCGTTAAGAAAGAAGAATGGGTAGACGTACGCAGCGACAAACCCCTACGCGTCATTAAAGAAGTAGGCGAAATTTACGATATTAGCCTTACGCCCCGTGGCGCTAACCCTACTACTTCCGTAGCGCTTCGCAGCTTGGAAGCAGCTAAAGAACAAGAACCCGAACTGGCGGAACCAGTAATTGAAACAAAACCCGAAAACGTGGAAAACGTAGAAAACACCGAGGAACGCGCTGCGAATTTCGTAGACGCTTCCGCAGTTCAGGGAAAGCTCTCTAAATCCGAAGAGCGCGACCTGGCTAAATTCAATATCGTTAAGGCTATCAATGAGGCCCGTAACGGTAAACTTACTGGCGTAGAAGCAGAAGTAAACCAGGAAGGTATTAACGAAAAGCGCAAGCTTAACCAAGACTACCGCGACTCTCACGCAGTAAACTTGCCAGAGTTCCTTTTTAAGCGTACCCAAACTGCCGGAGGTGCTACCACCGGTTCCGACTTAGTCTTTAACGAGCCTGGGCGTTATGTCGAGTTCTTGTACCCCAACACTCCTATGCTCAACCTTTGCAGCGTAGCCGATAACTTGGTAGGTAACGTAGACTTCCCCAAGCAGACTTCTAGCTACTCTTTGAACTGGCAGACTGAAACGGGAACCGATAGCGCGCAAGACATCAACTTCGACAAAGTAACTATGTCGCCAAAGCGTGCCGTAATTACCGCGTCTATGTCTAACCAACTGTTGCGCCAGGAGTACAGCCGAGGAATTGAGCAGCGTATTATTAGCCAGCTCAACTTGTCATTCAACAAAGGACTTGAGAACGCAGTACTTAACGGTACTGGTGCATCTAACCAACCTTCCGGCATTTACACCGAATTGGCTGGGCAAGCTTTGACTTTGGGCGCCATCTCTTTCGACGACTTGGTAGACATGGAAGCAGCTTTGGCAGCCGCTGACGCTTTGGACGGACGTTTGGCCTATGTTACTCACCCTAACGTAGTGGCTAAATTGAAGAAGACCAAGGTAGACGCTGGTAGCGGTCGTTTCTTGGTAGAGGGTATGCTAGACCCAGTTAAGACGGCCAACGGCTATAACATCTACAACACGACCCTTTCCAAGAAGACTGCCGGCAGCCCCGACACCTACGGCATTTTGTTCGGTAACTTCAGCGACGTGCAGATTGGCTTCTGGGGCGGTGCTACTCTTATGGTAGACCCTTACACCAATATGAAGTCCTCAATCGTCGAAGTTTACGTAGAGCGCTTTATGGACGTAGCGGTATTGCGGGACGCTTCCTTTGCTTTGGCAACCGACGTAACCATTTAATAATGGCCAATAGCATTACATATACACCGCAAGCCATCGACCTAGCCGGGCTTAAATCCTTTTGCCGGGTAGATGGTAGCGACGACGATAACCTTTTAACGTTCCTTTATGAGGCAGCGTGCGAAGAGGCTTTGAGTTACGCGCACGTGGTAGTAGGTAGTGCAGACATTACCAGCGACACAGTATGGGCAAGCTCTTACGAGCTTCCCTACTGGCCGCTAGGTAGCGTTACTTCCGTTACCGTTTACGTAGAGGGAGTAGCAACCGCCGACACCGAGTACGAACTACTCGACGGCGTTATTAGCCCTTCCATTGGCGAAGAGGGCGACCGTATGGTTATCGTCTATACGGCTGGCTATGCCGCAGCGCCTAAAGACTTAATACACGCTATTTACCAGCGTGTGAAATTCGGGTACGACTTCGGCGACGATATGCCGTACAACGTCGGCCCGCGTTTCTTTGATCGTATCGTATTCCGTTACCGTAGGAATTTTGCATGACCCTAGACCGACGCGTAACCCTATACGAACCAACCACCAGCGTAAACGCTAGCGGCCAGGTTAAGCGCAGTTTTGCTAGCGCCGGGGATTTCTACGCCCAAGAGGTTATACCAGGCATTGAGGTAGCCGGTAGCGAAGCGCTGGTTAACGATCAAATGCAAAGCCAGTATACTGTAAACTGGCGTATGCGTTACCAAACCGCAGTTACCGCAGAATGGAAGCTAGGTTACGGAGGTAAATACTACGATATTGTAAGCGTAGCCCCGGAGGGCCGCAAGCGCTATATTTTGGTAAAGACTAAATTGCGCGACAATGGCACGCTCTAAAGTATACTTAAAAAGCCAGTCCGGACGTACCGAGGACTTCGACCAGTTTCGCGCACGTTTGCGTAAGCTAGGCACGTCCGAAACTATGCGCTTTAGCGAACTGCGTAAACTATTACTTAAAGAGGCGCAGCCGCTAGTTACTGAAGCACGCCGCCAGGCTTACAGACGTTCACAAGCTGCCGCCCGTTTAAGTTATAAAATTCGAGGCGGTGAAAGCGCACAACGTGGCGACAAGGGCGCATTTATAAACCTATACGGTTCTATCGGAAAATGGGCAAATAAGGGCTTAACTAAAGCGTATGTAGTCGTGGGCCTTCGTAGTGAAAAAAGCGAGCCAGCGGGCGCGTATTATGCTAAATGGCAACTATTCGGAGGCACTCAAAAGAACTTTAAAGCGAAGGACTTTATCGGCGCAGCCGTAGACAGCACCAACGTAGTAGAAAAAGCTCAAAAGTTAATGCAGCGTCATATCCAAAAACGCATAACTTCGGTGCTGCGATGAACTACCTACAATACGTATACGACGCAGTAAGCACGGCCACCACGGACGACGTGTACGCGTTAGCAGCTCCCCAGGGAACGACCGCCGACCACATAGTAATAACTATTCAAGGCGTAGACGTTACCGAGAATAAAGACCTAAACCCTAGCGAAACTATTAGCGCTACGCTGTTCTTCCATTACGCCGACGCAGACGCTGCCCAGGCAGAGTTAGCGGTAGTGCGGGACGCTATTAAAACAGACATAGATTACATAACAGCCACCCTAGATAACGTCCAATTTTTTTACGACGACGTTAACGAACGGGTACTGTTAGCTGCCGAGTTTCTTTTCATTTTAAACCCATAATATTATGGCATCAATTTCAGGCGGCGAAGTCCGCATTTTACTCTCTACCGACGGGGGAACAACTTATAAGGGCTTCGCGCTCGAATCGGACGCTAGTTTCGAAATGAACGCAGAAACCCGCGAAGTAACCAGCAAAGACGACGCGGTTTACCGTTCTTACGTTACTAGCGCCAAGAACTGGACTATTAGCGGCTCCGCTTTGTTCGGCGACGACGACGCTACCAACTGGAACCCAGACGACCTTTACGCTTCTATCGGTGCGGAGGTAGATATTAAAATTACCCAATGTGCCGCCGGTACTACTACCCCAGCCACGGGCGAAACAAAAATTGAGGGTAACGCTATCCTTACTTCTTTGTCTGCGTCATTCCCCGATAAGGACAACGGTACGTACTCCTTCAGCCTTCAAGGTACGGGAGCCTGGACAATCGGAACTAACTAATAACTAAACTGCGATGGGAACAAAGTTTACGCTTGGCGCAGCCATGTTATTCGAGGATTTGACCGGTAAAAGTGTTACAGAAATGACCAGCCCCAAAATTGGGGACATGGTCGCGATGTTATACGCCCAAGAATACTGGGACAAAGACGACCGGCCGACGTTCGAACAATTTAAAAAAGACATTTCCGGCGAGGACTTGTCTAACCTTACCAAGCGGCTTAACAGCCCTTTTTCCCAGCCGGCAGCGTAGCGGACGCGTTAGGCTTGCTGGTGGGGCGTCTAGGCTTATCTAGGCGGGACGCGTTAGAGTTAAGTAAGGTAGAGTACGAAGCCGTTATAAAACACGGCCTAGACAAAGAAAAAGAGGACTGGAAGCGTACCAGATGGTTAGCGGCAGTCCTGGTAAATATAAGCGGGAAAAGCGTAAAGAAGGCGGTAAAAGATACCGACCTTCTACGCTTCCCAGACGAAAGAAAAGGTAACGGCTTTGCCGATTTTGTAAGAGCTGCACACGATGGCGAACGACGTAAAAAGTAAGGTAGTTTTAGGGATAGACGTTAACGAGTTCCGCCGGGGCATTACTCAGGTGGATAGCTCTATTAAGGGTATTTCTAGACAGTTCCAGAACCTAGGCGGCATTATTGGCGCCAGCTTCGCCGTAGGTCATATTATCAACTTCGGAAAGGAAGCTGTTAAAATGGCTAGCGAGTTCGAGCAAGTGGCTAAAGGCTTCCAGCGTTTTGGAAGCGAAGCGGAACTGCAAGGGCTGCGCAAGGCTACCCGCGGACTAGTTACAGATCTAGAGCTTATGAAGGCCGCCGTAACGGCCGGAAACTTTGCTATACCAGTCCAGCGTTTGGGTAACCTATTGGACTTTGCTACACGCCGAGCCAATGAAACCGGCCAGAGCGTCGACTATCTAGTTAACAGTATTGTTACGGGTATTGGACGTAAAAGCCCGCTTATTCTAGATAACCTAGGTATTAGCGCAGTACGCCTAAAAGAGAAATTTGGAGGCGCAGCACTAGAAGCGCAAAGTATTGCAGACGTAACCAAAGCCGTCAGCGAAATTGCCAGCGAAGAACTGGAAAAGATGGGGGAACCCATCGACACGGCTACCGCCAAGCTGCAAAGAATGTATACGGCGTGGGAAAACTTTAAAACGTCCGTAGGCGCACCCATTGCCGGCGAAACTGCCAACTTCCTAGAAAAGTTAAGCCTAACCTTTGCGCCTGGAGAGGGTCAAATGGGAGGGTTAGCACAAGCTGTACGCGGAGTAAATAATATGGTTGGAACCGGTGGGCAGTTCCCCAGCTTTGCCGACCAACGCGCCGTAGGTTCCCAGGGTATTTTTGGTGCGTTCCCGGTTGAGGGTACGCCCGCTAAAACAGAAGAACAATTAAAGCAAGAAGCCGAGGCACGAAAGAAAGCCGAGGAAGCAATACGCCGGGAGTACGAAAAGCAATACGAGATACTACAAAACCAGCTGTCTTTGTACGAGCAAATGCAAGTACAAGTAGAGGAAACATTTAAGAAAGAACTTTTAGAAGGTCTTACCGCTATTCAGTTAGAGGAAGTCGACTTGCTAGAGGGTGAAATGGTACCTATTCTGGAGGAAGTACGCGCCAAGTTTGATAACGTAAACCTGGTGGCCCAGCAATTCGGTACAATCCTTACAAGCTCTTTTGGCGCAGCCATTCAAAGCGGTGAAGATTTCTTCGACGTTATCGGACGCGCCCTAAAGGCATACGTACAGCAACTTATTGCAGCTACGGCAGCTACCGTAGCCCTAGCGGCAGTTAGCAGCGCATTCGGTGGGGGTACCTTCCTTCAGGCATTTGCCAAGGTAGGCCAGGGTACCGGCCTTTCTGGGTTCTTTGGAGGGAACGAAGAATTTGTAGGACGCGTTAAAGGCTTTGAACTGTTGCTACAGCAAGGCCGTAGTAACCGAAATAGTAGCCTTTTAACTGGCGGATAATGGCAGTACAGTTATTCGCATACGCCAAGAGTAAAGGGTACGACGTAAAACTATACGCCGATACCACGGCCGTTAGCTACACGCCCTTCGAGTTTACGGTAGCGGACTGGAAAGTTACCTACGATACCCAGGACGCATACAAGCCCGGTATTGTAGCTAGCCGTATGGAAATGGTAGCACCTATTACCCAGGGGCAGTTAAACCAGAACCTAGAAACGATCCTACAAGATGGGGACGGCATTTTCTATATGACCCTTTCGAAAAACTTGGGCGACCTATGGAAGGGGTACTGTACCCCTAGCGCCGGAACGGTAGAGGTCATTAACGGGCAGCGCTTTATTACGCTTATTGCCGCCGATGGCTTCCAGCTACTTAACCTGGATAGCGACGCGTACACCTTCACGGGTACCAAAGCCTTTAGCGTACAGATAGCCGAGGTATTTAACCGCGTAGGGCTATGGCAAGTATTTAACGGTTTCCTGGTATCTAAAGACCTTACGCGCATCTTTAACAGCTCCGCGCTTTACGATAGCCTTTACCTTACCGGTAGCGGCCACGACGGCGTATACAATACAGAAACTTCCTTCCATACATTTAAAAGCGTAATAGAGGGCATTTGCGTAGCGTTTGGGCTACGTTTATACCAAGACCGGGGCTACCTAGTGTTTCAAGACGTAACGCGTTCTAATAGCAGTTTTAACGTATACCTTCCGAACGGAACGTACCAGACGAACATAAGCTACAGCGCAAGCCAAACCATGACCGTAATTAGTGGGGGTACGAAAATGTACTTACCGCCCGTACGCATTACGGAAATTCAGCATTTGTACCTAAACGAAGCGTACACAAATGAAACGACGGTAAGCCAGTACACAGAGCATAAGGTCTGGACTACGCCTTTTGAGTTTGAAACGTACAACTGGGTAGACCTAGGTACGGTCTTTGCCGATGGCGTGAGCCACCTAGATTACAATATAAGCCTTTCGGCTGCCTACACTATACCGGCGTTTTATTCCAGTAACGTAGTATGGGAGTTCCGCGTATACTTTTGGCTAGGTGAGTACAGTACTGACGGTACCACCTGGACAAAGCCGACGCAGTACGTACGCTACACGGTAAACCAAAACGTAGGCAATGGCGACCCGTTCCCACAGTTAGGCAGCGTTACGTTTAGCACAAACAACGCCCACCTTCCCACCTTCCCGAATATCGGCCAGGTATCTTTGGGCCTTACCGTGGAGTTAGTGCAAATTTCCGGTGACGAAATACCCGACCCAGACCGCCCGAAAGCGGCTTGGTATATTTACCAGCACGGCAGTACGATGCCGTACCGCGGCTACCGAGCAGACAATAGTCGCCGCAAGCTGGGGGAAGACGTAACCCTTACCACCCGCATAGGCGACCTTCCAAACTTTTCAGCTGGCGCAGAAGACCCGCAGCAAATAGTATACAAGGGTATAGCCCAAACGTCTACCATTTGGCCTACCGGCTGGGTAGAGCTTTTGCCCACGGGTACCAACCTTAATAGCCTACTTCAGATCACGGCCAACCGTATCGGGCAGCTTCGAGCTGTACCCCTGGAGTACTACGAACTAGACCTACACGAAACCAGCGCCGTAACACACACGGCAAGCTGGGGAGGCGTGGACTACTTCCCGGTGAATATAGAATATAACTACGAAGGAAGCCGCGTAACATACGCCAAAATTGTTAACCTTCCCGTTAACCCAGACCCCGTACGTTTTGACCCAGAACTATAACCTACCGCCAAACCTTGCCTATTACGCCTACGTCATTGCAGACGGTGGGGTAGTAGAGTTTAATACTTGTACCCTATGATTACTACTAATCAGTTTATTACTATTTTTACTGGGGGTAACTATGCTGCGCCCATTTGGGACGAATACGCGGCTTATGTTGCCGCC